TGCACACATGGTTCGTGCAGGCAGAAGACCGAGTATATATCCAGAACGGATACCAGAACGCAATCGTATGGGATGGTGATTTAACAATCCCAGCTTATAGGTTAAACCCATACAACCAAAAGATGCCGATTGGAACTGTCATGGAGTATGCTTTCGGGCGAGTCTTTGTTTCTGATAGGTTAAACCAAATCTACGCATCTGACATTATCTACGGAAACGGATTCACTGATACAACCAATACCGAGAACTTCACGGAGATTACATATTGGGCAGAGGGTGGGGCTTTCTCCACTCCAGCAATGATGGGGAATATCACTGCGATGAAAGTAATGCCGCAGATCGGAACGAACCTTCGCGGTCAAGGTGAGCTTGTTATCTTAACTGGCAATGGAGCATTCTCAATGGATGTCTCTATACCAAGAGATCAATGGAATCTATCAAACATTCAGCGCATCTCTCTCCTTGGGCGCGGATGCACAAGCCCGTATGTGGGACTGGCTAACTCAGAACTTTGGTTTAGATCACATGATGGTTGGGCATTCTATTCCAATAGCCAATCTGAATTTGCGAGATACTTCTCACTTCGTAAACTATCGAGAGAAGTGAACAAGTGGGTATCAAATGATACTCCTTGGCTGAAGCAGTTCGCATCTACGATGTTCTTCAACAACTACCTCATCAGCACAGTTGCTCCACAGACCTACCGCGCAGAAGGCGTAGAGGGGCTGAATAGGTATCATCGTGGGATGGTAGTTCTTGACCTTGACCAATCATCTTCCCCATCTCCAGACGCACAGCTTTCTTTTCGCTGGAATGGTATCTGGACAGGCTTCAGACCAACGCAATTGCTAACAGCATTGATTGATAATCAAAAGCGTGGATTTGGATTTTCGTTTGATAAAGACAACAAGAACCGACTTTACGAGTTCACAATAGCCCAAGGCGATGATTACGGGCCTAATGGAAGCAGACAGATTGATTCCTTCTTTACAACTGGCAGGTATGATTTTAATCGAAGCGGAGCTACAAACAAGTTCCTCCGCAAGAAGATTACTGGTGGAGAAATGTGGATGAGTGAGATAAAAGGAATAGTAGATAGTTCTGTTGATTTTCGATCCGACTCCAATCCATGTTGGTCAGAACTCAAAGTTCCTACAACCTATGGGTGTAATCCATGTTCGCCACAAGTAACTGAGTGCATTCCACAGAAAGGTGGTAATCGCTACAAACGCTACAAGTTTAATACACCAGACCCAAGCGAGTGCAATGACTTGGCAGGCATTCCAGCAGTAGAGGGAAGTGAGTTCCAGATCAAAGTCAACCTAACCGGAGCCGCTACAGTTGACCGAGTAAGACTGATGGCAAACATCAAGAATAACGATGACTCACCAGTTGGCGACTGCCCAGAAGAAAATCAAGAGTGTGAACCATTTTTGTGTTGCCAAGAAAAATATTGGGAATATAGTATCATCAATTAAACGCTATGGACAATCAAGATAGTAGCCCTTCAATTATTTTTCCGAATGTTCCAGATGATTTTTGTCCAACTGGTAACTGGGCTGATGTATTGCAAGAGTTTATTGATCAAGTTCTTTCAAATGGAACGATCAATGTTCCGGGTCTGGGCGATGTAACTCCAGAAGAAATTGCTACTATCAATGCAACTCTTGCTGATCTTCAAAATCAAATTGATGCTATTGAAGATAACTTCCTTGTAAGGAAGGGAACTATTACTTCAGTTCCTATTGGAGATTCTATCCAGACAGTTTCATTTGCAGCATTTGCAACCAATGTGTTTTACGCTGGCATTACTCCATACTGCAACGCAACAATCGGTGCATCAGCTACACCTTTGTTTGCTATCGTTGACGGCAGCAAGACAACAACTGGATTCAATATCCGAGTTGAAAATAACATTTCTCAAATTACGCAGATAGATTGGGTTGCGATCTATTCTGTATAAACCAAGCAACAAACAAAATAAAAATATGACACCACTAAAAGGAACTGATCCGAAACTCGTTAGCGGCGGCTCACCTACTCGCGGTATGATCCGTGAAGGTATGGGCAACATGAACCCACCTAACACTGGCAAGAACCCATACTCCAGCGCACCGCTTCCTAAATCTGGAAAACCAGTAGGCTCGAAATAATTATCGGAAACGATAATCCCTATGGCTGATACCCTCGAAGAGATGGTAGAGCTTGTGAAGGGGTTCGTCGGAGACTCTGGCACTTGTTCATACGAGCGCGGAGTCAAAGCCGTTAACCAAGCAAGGCGACTACTCTGGAATAAACGGGCATGGACTACTCAAGAAGAGTATGTCCAAATTTGCTGCGTGAACGATTGCTTCACTCTGCCAGCCCGTTACGAGCAAATCAAACTTGCTTGGATCGGGGATGAATCTGCCAGCCTCGCTGATGAATGGTTCAATGCGACCAACGCTTTTGCTCTTCAAGCAGGGAACTCATGCCATAGAGGAATTGTAGAAGTAGGAGGACTCCATGTCCTCTTCCGAGATTATACTACTCATCCATACCAAATCGGAGTAATGGCCGAGGAAGCTGAAGACATCGGCGTAGAGTTGATGTTTGAAGCACAAGACCAGTATGACACCTACCACAAGGTCAAGGTAACTACTGCCAATCCTCCAACGCTGGCGAAGTCTGATCTTCTTGTGAAGGGGATTCGGTCAGTAACCAAACCAGTTACCAAAGGCAGGATTCGCGTGTATGCCTACGATACTGCATTGGAAGCAAAGACGCTGATAGCAATCTATCAACCTAACGATTCTCATCCAACTTTCCGTAGATTCAAAGCACCGAAAACTTGCGAGTGTATCACGCTCTACGCATCGAAGAAATACTTTGATTTGACCGACCCGAAAGAGTTGGTTGAGTTCATCCCAGATGCAATGATCTATGCGGTTCTTGCATTGAACTCGCGTGAGAATCGTAAGGCGCAAGAGTTTTTGCAAAATCTATCTCTTGCTGTTCAAGAGCAAGAGAAGGAGATGGAGAACTTGGAAATACCAACTGCCGCTCCATTGCGGATAGCAAACTATAGTCGGGCAGACAACCTAATCGGTGCTGATATATTGTCACCAACGCCAAACGACTACTTCCTTTATCGATGACATTGACAATTCCAGACAAGATTGAAGCAAAGAGCGTAATTGGATATGGTGATCCAAACTACGAGCTTAACTTGATGGACTTGGAGATTCTAAAGTTACCTCCACGGGAATGTCCGCTGGTTCACAAGTTCACGCCGGGGATGTATATTCGGGAAATCTATATGCCGAAGGATACGATTCTTACAAGTTTACTTCACCTCACTACGCATCCATTCTTTGTAATGAAAGGTGATGTGACTGTTTGGTATCATGGCATTCCCGCCCACCGCTACAAAACAGGCTACAGCGGCATCACAGAAGCAGGAACGAGGCGTTTACTTGCTACTCACAAAGACACAATCTGGACTACCTGCCATGTCACAGACTTAACTGATCCAGACGAAATTATTGACAGCATCACTTCGAGAGACTTTAATCCCCACATCGCCAAGGAAGACCCAAGGGTGCAGAAGTGGCGGCATAACCGAACCGACTTAATCAAATGAGATTCCTTCAGCATCCAGAAGATTTACTTTTTAACAAACATCCAATGATGTTTCACTCCAGCGGATTCGCTATTGCTGCTGGTGTAGTTGCTGTAGGTGCGGCGGCAGGATCAGCGGCTATCTCAATGTCAGCAGCAGATCGCGCAAAGAAAGGTCAAGCGGCAGCATCTAAACAATTTCAAAAGCAACAAAGAAAAGCAACTAAAGGTTTTCTTAAAGGACAAGAACAAGTCCAAGGGATGATTAGTGAAGTCAAAGCTCCAGAGTATAACCTTGGAGCAATGATCGGTGATGCTGGTCAAATTTCAAATTACTATCGTCAACAACTTGAGACATTCCAGCCCGGAGCAGCACAGCAACGCCAGCAAGCGCAAGGTCAAATCGGGCAAGCTATGGATGTTATTTCACAATATCTTAAAGGA